CGCAAACCACAAAGCTGCGTGAAATGCTGGAAATCAATTAACAGAAGGAGAATGATATGAGAGTAATGACACAATTGGTTGCGCTGGTTGCCTGCTGACGTTACCGATTTTGCAAACGGCGCGTCTGAATGGTGGGAAGGCGAGGATAATGACGCTGTCGACGGTACGCCGCATTTGGCGTATTTGCTAGCCAACCCGGCTATCATAGTCGACGCAGACGTACACGGTACGCTTATCGACGATCGTGCCTACAAGGGCGTGCCGGCCTACGCCGAGCTTAACGACGAGCTGACTAAACACGTCGCAAGACTTAAGGAAATGTACAAGGATCGGGACCCTGTACACTACAGCGCACTAAGCCACGGACTAGAACGTTAACTGGAATACAGGCTACAGACACCTGGTCTATACCATATCTGTTTAGCCGTATTCCTAGTCTAGTCGAGGCTAGCTATCAAAAACGCACGTGTTTAACTAGAATTATAGCCGCTTTTAGCGCCTTTATCTAGTTCAGAGCATTGCACAACTACCTGAAGACTAGAGAGATATGACTAAAGTTTTTCTAGTGGTCCTAGTTGTTGTTTCTTAGTGATTTAACTAGAATTCCTAGTCCGGTTTGACTAGGAAAGGAGACTAAAATGAAGCTTCAAGAATTAAAGGCGACCTGCCTCGCCGCGGCCGAGGATCACCCGTCAAAAAGGGGCCAGATCCTGGACCTTTACTATACCGCCGAGGACGATTCGAAGAATGGCGACGAGTCATTCGAGTGCTCGCTCGCGGCAATCGCGCTTGATGAACTCGTAGAGGACGCCGAACTCGACGAGATCATCGGCACCGAGGATTACCTCAACGACACGGGCGAGGAGGATGACAACGATGACGAGTGAGCCTGTCCGCATCGACACCTATTGCCCGATTTTCCCGGGCTTCTACGGGACCATGTTCGAAGGTTCCGAGCACGCGGAAGCTGACGCGATCGCGAGTGTCTTCAGCTGCGCCGGTGTAGAGCTCAGCGAACGAGCGCTTTGCGATATCGCCAACGACAGCCGGTGCGTGGATTGGGATTATAGCCGGTACCACCGCGATTACACCGAACGCATCGTATCGGCGGTATCGCACGAATTGGCTGACCTCGGCGTAAAGCTGGAGTTCCAGACGCTGGCGTCGCCGCGGGAGTACAACTTCCGTAACGATGTCGGCAACGTGGTTGCCGTAATTGAAAATCCAGAAGCCTTCAGGATGGGTCTGCTGGCGTTCCTGCTTGACCACGACGACGAGTTCAAGGCGTACATCCGCAAGCGGTTTACGTCAGGCCCCGGGTTCATCTCGTTCCACGATAACGACCACAGCGTATGGCTGGAGGAGCTCAGGAACTGGAATCCTGCGACAGACGGGTACGATTCGACACGGTTCGGAACGCTGCTCGAGTTCTACCTGCTGGAAGAGGAGGAGTTCGACGAGTGGGCCTTGTTTCACACCGTCGAAGCGCCGGAACTGCTCGAATACTGCTCAGGCCCTCTGCTAGAGGCCGCTAACGATCCGCACGAGGACTGGCTCGTAGCGTGCAGGCAGTTTGACAAGTATGCCGAGGAGAAGCACGCGACCAACTTCAGGGCCGTCCTCGAGCAGCAAAAGGGCCACGAGGAGGCGCTGGTGGAGATGATCAGGACCTGGTGTAATAAACGAAAAGCGGGGAAGAAGTAAACGAACCCTACGGGCTCGGATGGGAATAACAACGCGCGCAAGAAGGGCATTTAACGGCCCTAATTCTAGTCGAGGATTCAACTCGCGTCCATATACGTCTTAGAGGCTTGCGAACTAGCCTGGACTAACCTGGACTTAGATTAAAGGAGCTCAGTATGGTTACCATACTCGAATTGAAGCGCTGGTAGACACAGTCGCCAAAAACACGCCGGATAGTCTGGCAGGTATAGACGACGGGGAGGGGGCTGACAGTGCGCGCTATCTCGAAGACTAACGAAGCCTACTACGAGATAGGCGGCATACCGGAGGAGAACGATGGCGACGACGAAGAAAAAGAAGGTAGTCCCTAAGGCGACGCGCATACGCCGCCTGGCAAAGAAGTGCCATGAGGCCTGGAGCCTAGTGGTCAGACTAAGGGACAAGACATGCAGGCGGTGCGGTGCCGAGGGCAACTTAGCCGCGCATCACTGGATCGTTTCGAAAGCGCGCAGTCGCCAGGACCGGTTCAACCCGGCCAACGGCTGTGCACTCGACTACGGGTGTCACATTCGTGTGATCCACAACGAGGCGAGCTACGCCAACGCGGTAGCTCTTTATAACAAGATGCTGGAGACAGTACCGGAGCAGGAAATACTGGACGTACTGGCGCGAGCGGGGCAGGACAGCCCGGAGTTTACTGAAGAAGGACTGACGGAGACGTTGGCCAACCTAGAGAAGATGGCAGCGGAGCTGCAACAACACTAGGCATAACGATTTAATGTGATACGGTTCGGCAGGGCGGGGCTTGGCAGGGCAGGGCTGGGTGAGGACGGGTAGGGTCCGGCGACCCTCCCGCTTTCGGGCGGGAGGGTGCTGCTTTACCGGTGTTCCGTGCCGGACACAAATTAAAGCTGTAAACGAGGAATTAGCGGCTGTAGGATAAAGAAAGGTGACAAGCCCCGGATATTGCCGCAGTGGCAGGATCCGGGAGACGACGAGTTCGAGTGGGAGGCTAGCGAAGACGAGGACGGCGGACGCGTGATGGTACGCGGCCTGCTGCCGAACTTCCCTATCCACCCTACGTTTCGCTTGAATAGCAGCACGTTAGAAATAGTAACAAAACAACAACAGGAGGAGTAGAATGACCCCACGAACATTGACGAAATCATCCCAGGCCAAGCGCTGCGGGCGGCCTGCCAAGGCCAAGGAGAAGACCCTGGCAGACGTGCTGACAGATCCGTCCGAGAAGCTGGCGGCCGACGACGCGCGGGCAGCGGCAGCCCGGAAAGACGCGGTTATTTACGCCGAGATGCACCGCATCAAGGCTGCCAACGAGGTGCGCGAGGCCGAACGTATCAAACGCGAGACCGCTGCCATGGCGCCGATTGTACGAGCGGCTGAGGCCATCGCCAGACTTCCTCGCGCGTGCGGCGTATTTGCGACCAGGGGCAACCGCGTGCGGATTACAGTACCGGGCGGGAAACTTGTCGAGCTGTCGTATTCCGACGACGACAAGGAGCGACCGATCAAGTTGTACTCGGATTATTACGTTTACCAGGTTATGGCGCCGATGGACGTGAGTACCGCGCTTGATTGGCTTATGCGCACCGCGATTGACTTCGGTGTAGGGTTGCCGGAATAATGCGGTTCTACTGTAAACAGCACAAGATGCGCGTTCGCGACTTCGAGTCGTGTTCGTTGCGCGGCGCGCGTATTGTTCTGTGCAAAGTCAGGAAGCGGTACCCGTACGCTAAACTGTTCACTGAAGACGGGGCAGATGTATCTAAAAAGAAAAAAGGAGAATCATTATGAGCGAGGAAGCAAAGACGGGGCGCACGTTGGGTATTATCAGTCTGATCGCATGGCTGCTGCCGATTGTCGGCATTCCGGTGGCGATCATAGGCATTTTCAAGTCAAGCGGAGGCAGAAGCCCCGGCGGGTTGTCGATGTCGATTATCGGGCTGGTGCTCGGCATTATCAACGCGATCGTAGGTACGATTATGGCGATGGCGTGATGCCGAAGAAGAACCTGTAACCAACAAGAGTCGAGAAACCGGGAGCCGACGTTAAACAAAACGGCCCGGGGGTACGCCTACCACCAAACAGGGGCAAACTTTACGAAAGGATAGATATGAGCGAGAACGCACAACAGAAAGCAAAGCGCCTTCGCGCCGAACTGGCGCTTGCCAAGAAGGAAAGCGAGGGCGCATCCCTGCAGGAAGCCACCGAGCTTCTCGAGGGCAGAGCGTATGTGTTCAACGGCTATGCGCACCACGCCGTGGCTGTGTCGATCGTGCTGTACAGCGGCGTGAAACGCGACGCCTTCGGCCTGCTTAGCGCAACGGAGCAGAGCCTGTGCGCCGTGAAATACGAAAAGCCGCTCGGGTACGAGATCCGCCGCAACAAGCTGCGGTACGCACGTACATTTGCCTCAGCGGGCGTGCTACTAATGGACAGCGTCGGCGAGATGCCAAAGTCTGAGTTCGAGAAGGCCTGGCGTGGTGCGGCCAATCTCGGCGCCTGCGTGTTCAGGTGGCTGTCTACCGTGTCGGCGGTTAATATCCGCAATACGGAGCCGTATGACCCGGGCAGCGTGCTGCGCGACACAGAAAGCGAGATCGACGACATCGACATACCAGTGTTGCATCTCGAGCCGTGTGATTACCGAATGCTTCCGGCGCGGTTCCAGCTGCCGGGGCGCCGGTATATCCTTACGCCTGCCAGCATACAGGCGGGGCTGGCCGCGCTGCGCGACGAGGAACAGGGTCTGGCGCGGGGCAGTCACTTGTACCAGGTGTGCGACATGGGTTACGTCCCCGGCATGGCATGGCGGATCGCCAGACTTAGGGCGGCGTTGCAGGCGAAGCTGCCATGAGCGCACCAGATAAACCCGTAGCCGATTTCGTGGCCCGCGTGCGCGCGCTTCCGACGACCAGCACAGGCCGGTTTGTCGGCAACGCGCACGCGGGGATGCAGGTATGGACACGGGACCTGATAGATAAAGAAAGGCGACCATACGAAAGAACGGACACGGCAACGACTGATGAGGATGTACAACGGCTGCGGCCCGATGTTCCTGTGCAGGGCTGACTGGCCGGAACGGTTGTTTAGCGCAATGGTGGCTGACCTGGTCGACGACTGCAACGTTCTGGCGCCTGTCGAGCTGTACGAGCAGGCGGACCGTATAGCCCGTCAATTCATGCGAGAGCGCGGTCACATCCTAGGCGCTTGACAATATTGCGGCGATTGGATAGGTTAATCGCCGCATGGTGGACGTAGTTCCGTATGGAGCGGAGGCAGGCTGTAAACCTGCTGTCTTAACAGGCCCGGGTGGTTCGATTCCACTTGTCCACACCATTATACGATTATCGCGGGTTGATGTAATTGGAAGCATACTAGGCTCATAACCTGGAAGTTAGGTTCGACTCCTAGCCCGCTACAACTTAATAGATAGCGCAAATGCGTTATACTATATTAGTAAGCAGAGATGTGCTTACTATCGAAGATTTTTAGATATTGAAAGGGAGTGATACAGCTTCGACGTGGCAGTCTGTAGTTTGTGTAGCGTGTAGAGGTTGATCGGTTGGCCTCTTTAAAAGCCGGTTAAAAAGTCAATTGATAACACAATTGCATTCCCGGGTGCCGCGGCTTATGCCGCGGCTGCTTAACAGCACCCGCGTGAGCCCGTGTCTGCAGCCCTAAGCTGCGGTGCTTGCGTAATCAACAGGGCAAGAACCTCCTGGCAGCCTGGAGTGAAAGCGGCTGGAAAGCTATCGTTACCCGCAAGGGTGCTTTCAGGATAACACGATTGCAGCCTGTCGACGGCGAAGATAATAGCCGACTACACACGTAGACACATAAACTGCTTTGTTGCGGACGCGGGGGCAGCACCCGCCACTTCCACCATTTGGTTGCGGCTTCTCCTTAAAGCCGCTGGTGGAGTCGACGATCAGAACGCGAGTACCGATCGTCCCCTATGCCGGCGCGCAGGGCAGTCTGCGCGTCAGCCGCCGAGTGGATCTGGCAGGATCCTGTACTCGGCGGCTTTAACCATTTTTGAAGAGATCCAGGTCATCGAGGGGGGCTCGTCACTAAGACGTGGCGCAGGGGGCGGATACCTTCCATGGCAAACAAAGCCTAATCGGGCGCACTCGTGCGGATTACCTGAAAAAGCATTGCGCGGCCTAGCGACCTGGGCCTGGATCTCTTCTCTTTAAAGCCTGCCCGCGACCACAGCTGGCCGGACGCCGTACGGCGCTGGTATACTGGTGCCCGGAGTGCGGGGGGCGCTGCGCAGGTCACAGACGTGCGGGTCGTATGATAACGAGGAGTGGCGCATACCGAAGCGCAATGGCGCTAAGACGAGTAAGTAGGAATAACCGCGTACACAAACACAGAAGAAGGAGAGTTCAGATGAAGACGATTAAACGTGGACCAAGTGAGATGAAGCGTGTGTCGGATGAACAGGCAATCGGGGTGAAACTAGGCGGCATATTTCTTATTCTCGCGGCGCTGCTGGCGTTCGCGACACTGCCGGAAGGCCGGGTGACAATGGACAACATCTCGGCACACGAGGTGGACTTGCCGACGCGCGTATTTGCCCGTGTAGGCCTGGCACTTGCCGATCAGACCGTCACGCATCTGGGCGTAGTCAAGCTCGTGCGTATCGTCCTGGTTGACGGTACCGAGCTTCATGCCATCGGCGTCCCGTTCGTCGGGAGGTACTATGGCCTGTAGACTGTGTGTAAAGCGCGGAAAGCCGTGGGACGGCTCCGACCCCGTGTGCGCGTTCGAGTCCGGGGACACGGCGTCGCCGGATAACTGGTGCTGCGCCACGCTCGCAGCACTGTGGGAGGTCGCTGCCGATAACGACAACGTCGTGTACGGCGATGATTGTACGTCGGCGCTTATACCGATCCACGGCACCGGCGACCGGTTCATCGTGCTAAGCCGCTACAGGCAGTGGGGGCAGACCGACTGCGCTCGTGTTATAACAGGCGACGGTAGTATAGTCGACCTGGCGCTTGAGACAGCCGAGTCAGTGGCCGGCGACGTGGTCGAGGAGCCGCCCGAGGTCTCATACGCCGATCAGATCCCTGGCAGTGTTGCCGGTGCTACCGCGCGGCTGGGCTTCGCTATAAACCACGGGCTGCCTAAGATGTCGGACTACACGAAGGACGAGTTCATGTTCATATGGTGCGCTGTCGTATATCTCAACCCGGAGCGACATCCGGACGACTGCGACGAGTGGCCGGAAGACACACAGAAGATAGCCATAGAGGCTTTCCGGCGACGCAACATAGGGGAGCTATCCGATGACGAGCTGTATCCGGCAGCGGTAATACACGCAAGGTTGAAGGTGGACAAGTGAGCAGCGAACTGGACACGTTCCTGAATAACTGCGCCGAAGGCCGGCTTGCCGACGGCGCGCACCTCAGCCACACGCGGGAGGTTGTCGCGGACTTGAGACGCAAGATAGCCGCCAAGCCGGGGTATGATCCGCGCGATGTCACGATCCGGTATCTGATGGCGCGCGTCATTGACCATGACCTCAGGCTCATGGCGGTGGAGCGATTACTCGGCGACCTTGGCACTATAGCCGCGGCCGCCTCCAATAGGTAAAAAGAAAGGCAATATATGCATAGGTCAATACTGTTCCTCGGCGCGCTGGAATTGTATGTTAAACACACACAGGGGGATCAATGAACACAATGTATCGCTTCAACATTAAGATTACCGGGCACGCCCCGGTAGCCCGTGCGGCTATCGAGGACGCATTGAACAGGGTGTGGCCCCTGGACTTCGACTGCGATGAAAACGGCGAGATCGAGGGCGTCGGCGACGACGTGCTGTGCGGCTCGATGGACGAGCACGCTATGGTCGACGATTTCGCCGCGGCCGTCTGGCGTGCGAACGGCGGTCCGTGCGAGATCGACGTCACGGCGACGTGCCTGGAGGATCTGCCGCACGAACGGTACTCCCGCGACGACGAGGATTACTACGACTGGAGGGCGAAGCGCGAGCTGCGCAAGGAGCTCGAGTCGAAGTATGGCAGGGTGCGGACAACCGAGGAAGCCACGGCTGACTTCGACTTCGTGGAGCACGCGTGAACGCGGAACTGGTTCCGGTCCCGTCATCTACCCGCACGCGCCTCAGCCAGGGCGTGTGCGGGTTTTCTTACATACTGGCTAAGAGAGGAGACCGATATGCCTGTACTAAAAGAGGAGGTGCTGGTGTCATTCACCAGCACGCTGCTCGCCTACATGCGGGGCGAGCTGACTGGCGACGACCTGAACTGCGGCAAGTTCTGGTTCAACTGTACGCGGGAGCACGTCTTTAGTGACGCTGCCCCGTACGAGGTTACGTGGCTACGCCCGTACGACGAGCGCCCGGCGTGTGTGCGTTCCAAGGTACCTATAGAGGCCCTGACGCAGGAGGAGCGCGAGAAGCTCACCCTGTTCCGTCTCGTCATACAGGAAGCGGAGTACCACGGCCGGGTGTCGTGGCGCTGCGACAGGAAGCGTAAGCGACCGGAAATGAAAGAGCAGGAACCGGCGACGCTGAAGAAGTTCGTGCGTCCGGGAGGCCACGAGAACTGCAAGGTGTCCAGCTGCATCGCCGATGGCAGCTGTGGCGCATGTTCGTGTCCGGTGTGTAACCCGACACACGACCAGGAAAACGACTGGGATGCCTTCGCAAGGGCGTCTCATTCATAAACCATTAACAGAAAAGGGGACCACCACCCTTTTTCTTAGCTATCAGGTATTCAGGCTTGTCGCTGCAGATCGCCCGTAGTAGGCTGTAAATATGAAGACTTTGCCTGTAACAAGCGGTAAGCTACGTGTGACCTTCCGGCTGTATCCCACGGCGGCGGCGGTGCGACGTGCCGTGCGGCGCGTACTGCCTGGCGAGAAAGTCGCCACCAACTCTATCGGCTATCATCTGGGACGGGGCAAGGTCTCCAACATCTTCCTGGCCGAGCAAGGCCGGCTATGGTACGAGTGCGGGCTTCACGAGTGCGTGCACAGCGCGGAGTACTTGGCGGCGTACTGCCCTAAAGGCGTTCACGAGTCGGAGTTCATGGCATATTTCGCCGACGGGCTGTACAGTATGCTGGTGCGCTGGGCCATGGCCGGATTCCCGAAGGATACGTCGGCCATCAACTTCGAGCCGTCGATGTCGAAGCTGCGACAGGCCGTGGACCCCGACAACTCCAGCGAAACAAACTGATTGACGTCGCCGCCGCATTATGGCAACCTGACCACGATTAGGTTGCGCACATGTCTATAACAGGAGATTTCATATGAACGCTGTATCCTACGCTGTCGCTATCGGCGGCACCTCGTCCGTCGTCGCCCCGTGCCGGGCGGTCGCGACTATCCGCAAGTTCGCCGCGGGCGCATATTCCAAGGGCGATCTGTTCCGGTCGTCGAACGGGCTGCACTACCTCGTGCTTACGGCAGACACATATAACACCGAGCCTACGCACCGTACCGGGCTAGTAGCTGGCCTGCTTGCCACGCCGCACAAGACGCGCAAATCGATCGTGATCCATAACGACGGTAGCGTGACAGCGTACCTGGCGTTCAGTGAGGCTGCTGCTGTTGCCGCAGGTATCCCGCTGTCGGCGGACGCGAGCATTTCGCTCGCCTGGACGCAGGCTGGCGTGAATGCTATTACAGATGGCGCCGCGGGCTCGCTGCGCGTTGCCGAAATCTTTGAGTAAGGCAAGGGTCAAGCATGAAGAAGCTCGCTATACTTCTTGCAGCGCTGCAGTACGACGCCAAGGCAGCCGACATGCTGGGGCTCGCGTTCGAGGAGCTTTCCGAGATCGCAGGCGACGGGACCACATGGACGTTCCTCGAGACAGTAGGCGATTTAATTCCGGCAGGTGAATGATGGGAAGCAGATGGATAAAAGACGCGATCGGGATATACCGAGACTGGCGCGAACAGCGCGCCAAGCAGCGTAAAGCCGATATGGAAGACGAGCTGCTCGATAAGCGCAGACAGGCCGATGTCCACAACTTGATTGCCAGGGCTATTGTACTTCGCGACAGCATGGCCGAACTTAAGCGGCAACTTAACGAGCTCGACAGGCGATACGCCGCTGGCGAGGTAACACCGTATAGCGCGTTGCCCGGGCTGGCGGACATCCGCACAGACCTCGGTAACGCGGAAAGCTATCTTAGCGTAGCGCTGGCCCGGCTTCGTAATCTTAGACAACTAGGTGCTTGACATTCTAGTCAGTCGCTGTAATACTGCAATCGTTTTCTAGTGTATCTGTAGCCAACAAACAAGGAGAGCAACACCATGGCCAACGAACAAATGAGTCAGGAAGATTTCGCAGTAGTCAAGCTTGCGGCCGCCGAGCGGTATCGTGAGCGCAACATCCGGCCCGAGACGGCCAGCTACCTGTTCGACCGTACGCTGTGCAAGCAGGCAGGCAAGGACCAGCGTGGCAAGCGCGACGGCAGCGGGCCGTACAAAGGCAGCGCGGAAGCACAAACCGACGGTAAAGGCAAGCGCAAAGCAAAGGGCGAGCCGTGCCCGGCAGAGGAGAAAGCGGCTGCAAAGCAGCCTGACATGAACAAGATCACTAAGCTGGCAGCAGCGTTGAAGCGCACTATTCCAGCCGAGAAGGCGTAGCGCGAGGGGCGTTACGGTACTAGGGGCGGATAACACAAACAAGAGAAGAGGGAGGGAACACTATCATGCGCGTCAGAAACAAGAAATCCTACATGCTGGGTTTATCGTATGCGGGGCCTAAGAAAGGCTATATGCTACGACCTGGAGGACTAAGCCCGGAGCTTCCGGCCGACAGGTTCTACCACCCGCAGCTGCAACTGGACTGGAAACGCGGTATGATCGATGTGCTGCTGTCCGAGATGGATCGCGCCGCGCTAGGCTCGGCGGTAGCCATGTTCAAGACGGACAACCAGGTGCAGGTCAAGGACGACGAGGTTCGTCCGGTTCGAGAGGCTCCTAAGCCTACTACGCCCACTAAGCAGACTATCGTCGCGGCGATGGAGTCAAAGCTGGCTGTTGCACCTGCGGCGACATCGGAGAAGCTTGCCGAGCCAGAAGAAGTACCGCCGGAAGGCGAGCCGGTCGAGCCCTACGCCTCCTCTGGCGACGACGCCGCCGGCCCTGATCCTGACGGGGTCGAACCTGTAGAGGACGGAGCCGAGGGTCCCGAGCTGTGCCAGCAGCCGACGTGCAAGCACGCTGACGTAAAGGTGCAGTACGACGAGCGAGTCGATTTCTTCCTGTGCCAGTACTGCCGCCAGCAGGTGACGCGACGCTATAAGAAAATCAGCAAGGATATGCCTGACGCGGCTGACATGGCAATCTATCAGAAGATCTCTACTGATATGAACCTTGGTTACGCCCCGCAGCCTGCCGACGAGCCGGAGCCTGGCGCCGAGATCATTGACGACGACGATGCGCCGGAACAGTTCGGCTACGGGCTGAGTCTGTCTGACCTCAACAAGCAGTAAAGGGGGCAGTCTACATGTCAGCCACACCATCAACGGCGTCAATATACGCTGTAATCGATCCTAGCGACGACCCGTCCGTGGTGTCGCGACCTCCTGCGCCCAGGAAGCCGGTTAGAAAGACCGCAGACACCTCGGCAGCACAGACTCCCGCCATTGCGCAAGCGGTGGCGGAGTCTGACGCGTTGTTGGCGCAGGCCGCGGCAGTACCGCGGCCTGCAGAGCCTATACCGGCACCGACGACACCGGCGGCCTATCCGTACGCGCCAGTCGAGAAACAGGTCAAGTATACCCGTGTCCAGTTCATTACGGACATCGGCGTCTACTCTGTACCGGCGCGGTCAGTGGCAGTGAGCGACTACGGTGTCATGGTAGAGCTGCCGGCCAGCGACGACATGGCCAGCTTCGTACCGGCTGTCGGGACGAAACTGTCAATAGGCAGCACCAGCGGTCGGTACAAGTGCTACTACCCGGGTACCGAGTTTGACCGGCCCGGCTCGAAAGTGCTTGTCTTTATAAGAACGGAGGACCATGATGGAAAAGAATAACGTGATTGCCGAAGACCGCACACCGGGATTTACCAAATCAGCCGAGCCGGACATGTACGACGAAGCCAAGGCGGCGTTTGACGCACCTGCAGTCGACAACAAGGCTGGCGACGGTTGCAAGTGCGCAGAATGCAAGTGCGGTAAGCATAAGGAGTAGATATGTCGACACAGGCCGCGATGGTGCCGTACGGGGTACAAGGCGAGTACAGCGGTGTTACCGCTTCAGGCGCCGGTAAGTTCCCCAACCCGTTCTTCGACATTGCCAGCGAGTATATGCCGACGGACCTGAAGCAGATCTTCGAGTTCGCCGAGTACATCTACATGAACAACGGCACCTACCGATCCGCGGCTCGACGCGTGTCGCGTTACTTCCTTACAGAAATCATACTGGACGGGGAGTCGGAAGACGAGCGCGAGGATTACGAGGATTTCATCAACAACCAGCTGCACCTACTGACGCAGCTGGCTGAGATGGGCGACGAAATGCTCGTCTACGGTAACGTGTTCATATCCATCTACTTCCCGTTCGACAGGTTTCTGGTGTGCCCTGGCTGCGGTACCCATTACCACGTCGATACGGTAAGCTACAAGTGGGATTTCAAGGCGCTGACGTTTACAGCAGAGTGCGGCAAATGCGCATATAACGGTGTGTTTAAACGCAAGGACGTCCGGTCGCTCGATCGCAAGCGCGTCAAGCTGATACGTTGGAACCCGAAGCAGGTCAGGCTGCGGGTGCATGACATTTCCGGGCGCGTGGAATACTACTACGAGCCTGACGCCAACTTCGTCAACAAGCTTAAGGAAGGCAACCGGTTCTTCCTTAACGATACGCCCTGGAGCATGATCAAATGCTGCTCGCAGACCGGCGATAACAAGACGCCGCTGTACAAGTTCGACGACGACCAGATCTACCATATGAAGGAAGCCACGCTGGCAGGTCTGCCAGTCAAGGGCTGGGGCATCCCGCCTGTGCTGCCTAACTTCAAACTGGCCTACTACATTCAGCTGCTGCGCCGTTACGACGAGGCTGTTGCGCTAGACTACATAGTGCCGTTCCGCGTACTTTACCCGGACGGCGGCTCACCGGCCGGGGCGAACACCGACCCGCTCATGGGTATTTCCATGGACGTGTTCATGGGCCACATGCAGAATATGGTAAAGGCAAAGCGCAAGAACATGACCGACATCCAGATCGCGCCGTTCAAGGTCGGGTATCAAATGCTTGGCGGCGAGGCCAAAATGCTGACGCCGAAAGATTTGATCGCGTACGCGGTCGACGAGCTGCTTAACGCCGTCGGGTTTCCTGCGCAGCTGTACAAGGGTGATCTCACTATACAGGCGGCCCCGATGGCGCTGCGCCTGTTCGAGAAGACCTGGAGCAGTCTCGTGGACGGCTACGCCGACGTCCTTAGCTGGACGCTTACCAAGGTGTCGAAGTACTTCGGCTGGGGCGATATGGACGGAAGTCTTGCCAGCGTCACCCTTGCCGACGATCTCGAGCGCAAGGCGCTCAACTTCCAGGCGGCTGCCGGTATGGATATTTCCAAGAACACGGCGTTCCGCCCGCTCGGTATCGATTACATGGCCGAGCAGCGCAAGGTCATCGAGGAGCAGCGCGAAATCATGGAGCTCCAGCAGGAGGCCATGGAAGAGCAGGAAGCCGCGCAGCTGCAGCAAGGTGCAGGTGGCGGAGGAGCGCAGGGCGGGGCAGCCCCGGGCGGGCAGGCCGGCGCTACACCGGGCGACGTGCACGAGCAGGCCAAGGAGCTGGCATACCAGCTGGTTGTCCAGACGCCGGAGACCGCGCGCCGTGGCGAGCTGATCAAGATCAAGCACTCCAATCCCACGTTGCACGCGCTCGTGTCGCAAGAGATGGACAACCTGCGCCAGCAGATGGCAAGCCAGGGACGGCAGATGGTGCTGCAGCAGGAGCAGCAGAAAACAGCCGGGCACGTCCCGCGTGGCGTACGCGTAGCGGGCGCCGGCGAGATTCCAAGCCCGCTGGCCCTCGGCCTGCTGATTAACAGCCAGGCCATGGACATCGATCGCAAATACATGCGCAAGGTGGCCCGCGACATCGACATACCGGGAGTACGGTCCGCGTTCCGGTTCATCCGCGACAAGCAGCTCGGGCTGAGATAAAAAAGAGTTGCATAAGGCACGCGTGTAGCCTATATTTACTTCGTGGTGGCGAAATGCCGCGCACAGTGTATCGTCGGCAGTCCGGTAACCGCCTTGTCTTGTTCTCTTCTCCAGGGTGGTTGCCGGCTGCCGCTATTCCAGGAGTTTTGAAAAATGAGCGACACCACCGCAGGTCCTGCCTTCCGGCTTAACAGCAGAAAACCGACACCGGGAGAGACATTACCGTATTCCGCGCGGCTTGCCGCTCTGGGCGTATTGCTTGGTTTGGCACCATCAGCGTACAGGCGGCTGCGGTACGGCAAGCGCGAAAGCGGTAATACGGCAGGGCGTACCGCACTTGAAGCAGGCGCAGGCGCAGCGTTGCTTGGCGTGCTGCCCTGGCTGGCGCGAGGCAGGTTCGAGTACTCGGTTCCGGGTACGATACCACCTGCGCCGCGACCGGGCGAGACGCAGGACGAGTTCAATGATCGCACCCGGATAAAGAACTGGGGCGACGTCGATGACAGGCTGTTTATTCCCAGGGCCGACAAGGACGCGGCGTTTCGTAAAGTCGCACAAGCCGCCGCGCGTTATCGTAACCCGCGTAGACCTCCGCGGCGCACGATGTGGCAGGTCCATGCCGAGAATCAGGCGGCGCGCGAAAGCCGGCCTGTGCAAAGCGTGTACGACGAGGCGCTTAACAACATGAAGCAGGTACGCAACATGGGGATAGCCAGCGTAGGCGGCGGTGCGTTGGCGGGAGGCGCGTTGGCAGCCCCTGCGGCCGCCCTGATCGCGTTGAAGACTACCGGCAAGCTAGGATTAAAAGGCATGAACGCCATGTACAAGTTATATGGTGCTGATCAGCTGCGGCAGGCCGCGGCTAATGACATGCAGGCGAGGCAGCTGGCCGGGTCGGGGCACCCGCAAGACGCGCTTATGGCGCACCATTTACGCTCGCAGGCCTGGGGTAACCTAGGTGCCGGTGCTATTGCCCTGACGCCGTACGGCATGGTCGCCAGAGGACTGGGTGCCATACCTGGCGTCACGCGGGCCGCGACTAAGCTGCCAGCTGCTGTACGCACCCTGTATCCGTACATCAGTCCTGCGCCATCGTATGCCGGTGTAGCTTTATCACAGCTGCACAGCCAGCGGCACGGCGACATAGCCGATAAGATCGACCGTATGCCAGAAGCCGAGTTCATGCGTAGAATGGTCGAGGCCGATCCGAACCGCAACAAGACGGCGCCGGCAGGGGCAGCCACGCAGCCCGCTGCTGTGCCGTATACGTCACAGCAGCTTGTCGGGCCGACTCTCGACAGCCTGGCGGCGCAGCGAGGAGGTAGATAGATGGCACGCTTCAAGAAACAGGCATACTCTGCTGTAATGAACCCTGGCTTGCGCGGCGTAACGCTTGGCGATCTGATTCGCGAAGTGCGTAACGATGTCGCTGTATCGGGTATGGATAAAACCCGCCTTTTGTCGCAGATCGATACCGCCACCGGCGGCGCGTCGCCTTCTACGCCGTTGTCGGCATTCGCCGCCGGTGGTATAGGCGCACTCGTCGCTAACCTTGCTGGCAAGTATTTCGGACTGTCGACGACTGCGCGGGCATTGGTAACCGCGGCAGGTTTCGGGTTAGGCAATAAACTCAACAACGCGTTCGGACCGCCGGCACAGGAGCGCAGAAACACGCAAGGCTGGCAGTTCTACGGTTGACAGCGCCACGTGTTTATGATCTGATTACACACGAATAGGAGGAGATCGATATGGCTATCAAGGACACTTTAACACCAGACGAGCGCTACGCTGTAATGAAGTACGTAGTCGAGACTGTCGCCGACGATATGGTTAAGTCGGCTAAGTCGGCGCAGTCGCTAGGTACCGCAGCCGGGCTGGTTGGAAAAGGCGCAATGGGTATTTTACAAGCCGCTGCCGCGTTGTCGGTCGTGGCCGGCGTACCTATCGGCGTCGCATGGCACGCGCTTGATTCCGGCAGCAAGATCACGCGCAACAAGGAACGCGACTCGCTGGCAAGCATACGCTACTATAACAACGCTGCCAAAACGATCGAGAACCAGTTGGCAAGAAAAGGAGCCATGTGAACGACATTTTCTCAGACGCAAGAGGGACGTCCATGTTCGAATCAATGACGCAATCCCCGGTGGGCGGATATCCGGAGGAAGGCTTCGCGATGACGGGCGGGCCAGGGTGTGCTATCCCCGGCAAAAGCGTGAAGTCCGAGCTCGTGCGTATTGTATCGAAAACGTACGACCTGGGAAAACCAGGCGATAACGAGGCTTACGAATCCGACCGGCGCATGCTGATGGAGTGCGTGCCAAAGCGCACGTGTTCCGTGTTAGCCATGGAGCCGCTGCGGTTTACGGAATCCGACGACCGCCCGCGCTACATCGCGTATTTGCAGTGGGCTGAATTTAAACTGACAGAGATACAGATCGAGACTACACCGGTAGGGGCACCGTCGTCGTCCAAGCCGGAACAGGAGAGTTAACATGGCAAATGAAATACGCATAGGTAACGGAACGCTGCATCTTGATCGTATCGCGGAGCTGTTGAACACTCCTGTAGCTAAGGGGCTGTACGGCGGCGCCGGGCTTGGCGCGCTTATGGCGTTGCTGAAGAACAACGCGCTTGACAAGAAAGTAAGCGATATTTACGCGGATGAAAAGACTGACAAGGACACAATGGTGCTGCGCATACCGAGACGAACTGGCGACAAGCGCGCCGCTGCGTCAACGCCTAAGCGCGACGGTTCCGGCACCAGCACAAAAGAGCTGAAGAAGACCTCGTACCGCGCTGCGTTCAAGCCTGGGCCCGCACCTAGGAGTGTCGTCAAGGACCACGAGCTGGCTGACCCGCGCAATGTCAAGAAAGCGGACGTGGAGAAGTCGGCACTGCCTCGTCAGTTCCAGGAGGCGCTGCATGTGCTTGCCGTGTTAGGTGCCGGCGGGGTCGGCTATAAGGCTGTGACCGCGCTTCATGACAAGATTGTGGACAAGCGTCTCAAGGCGGACGAGGAAGCTGCCCGACGGGCGTTCATGTCATCGCTCATGCCGAAACGGGCAAGTGACGAAATGGAAAAAGAGGCACTGTCGGCAGGCGGCACCATGGCGCTGCTTATGCTGCTGCTGGGCGGCGGGTCGGCGTATGTTACCCGCGACATCCTTAACGCACGTCGAGACCGTCTTGCTGGCAAGTCATACGATCCGCCGCCGCCAATCAACCGGATCGTGTTCAAATCGGAAGACGCGGACGAAGACGACGAAGGCACGGAGCTCACGCAGGACCAGTTCAAGGCGGCGTTCGTCATAAAGCTAGCCGAGGTCAGCGGCGTCGGAGCCGATATCATCACAGACGACATGCTGCAGTACTGTCCCGAGTTCCAGAAAGTCGCGCAGGCTACAGACCAGCCAGGCGGTCGCCAACAGTTCTATGACTGGATCAAAGGCACGGCCGGACATATAGCCAACGCGATGCCGGGCCTCACGAACAGCCTTATCATGGCAGGCGTGAAGCGCTGGCCGCAGCTGCTTAAGATGATACCGACGCCGAAAAAAGGTATCGACCCGCGTACCTGGGTGAGCCCGTATACCAGGTATATGGCGGCAAGGAACACAGGCGGCCAGGGCTTTGCCGATCGCAGGATCAAAAGCATGCTTGAAGGGCCTGAAGGCGACAAGTACCGCAGCATGGCTGTTGGCAAAGGGTTAGACCTGGTCGGACGGGGCGTGAGAAACTTCGGTACCAACACGATGACCGGGCTTAAGGGGTTGTTCATGGACCCGAAGGAGGCTGCGTTTCCCGGGCTAAGCGCTAGCATCGCCGGCAGCTACCTTGCCACGAAGCTTGACGACAACGACGACGACGCCGCCGCCGAGCAGGCGCTTGTGCTACCCCGTAAGCGCGCTCGCGATACCCGTGAAATCAAGCGGCTTATCGCCGGTCTTGAGATCGAAGGCAAAGGGCCAGACGCCGAGGCGTACGTCGAGGAGAACCGGGCGCGCATTAAAGCCGCTATCCGCCGATTGATGGAACAAGAACAGATATAGTCAGGGGTGTAGTATGCCGACGCCTGTGTTGCCCGATAATATGCGCCCGTTTGACGACATGCGGACGGCGCGCAAGTGGCTTCGTGACGGTACTCTAGACGCGTTGTCTCGAAAGTTCCCTATCGAGGACGACGAGTACAGACTGGAGCTTGCCGATCTGTCTGTGGACGGGCCCGAGGAGTTCGGCCTGGCCCGGCAGAAGAAAGCCCTGATGCGCGACGACCAGCTTCGGATTCCCATAAAGGGAACCTGGCGCCTCGTCCACAAGCCGACGTCTGAAGTGCTCGACAGCAAGCAGACCACGGTAATGCACCTGCCCTACGTATCCGATCGCGGCACTATCATCAACGGTGGTAACGAGTACAGCTCGATCAGCCAAATGCGACTGCGCCCAGGTGTATACGCGCGGCGTAAGAAAAGCGGCGAAGTCGAGGCCATGTACAATATCAAGCCCGGCACAGGCAAGACGTTCCGCACGTACCTTGAGCCATCGACCGGCGTACTTAAGGCGCATATAGGCCAGGCAAACCTGCCTCTCTATCCGCTCATGAAAGTGATCGGCGCGACTGACGAGGAAATGCAGCAGGCATGGGGCCAGGATATCTGGTCGATCAACCGCGCGGCCAACGCCAAGGGCGTAATGCAGAAGTATTACGAGCGGCTGGTCCGAAACCGGTTGCCGGAAGCCTCCGAGCAGGACCAGGCCGACGCCGTGCGCGCTGCCATGGAAGCTGCTGTCATGGACCCTGACGTAAATGCCAGGACCCTGGGACTCGAGAAAGCCGACAAGCTCACGCCGGCGCTTATGCTCCGCTCTTCGGCCAAGCTGCTTGCCATCAACCGCGGTGACGAAACCGAGGACGACCGTGACAACCCGCAGTTCAGCGACGTCTACTCGATCGAGGACCACATTGCCGAGCGCGTCGAGAAAGACGCCGGACAGCTTGCCAGGAATCTGCTTTGGAAAGCACGCCGGGACAAAAGCCTGAAACGCGTCCACCCGGGCGCATTAACGCCTTACGTCCAGTCGTATCTACTCGGCTCCAGGCTGGCCATGCCGCTGGAGGAAACCAACCCGCTGTCGCTGCTCGAGCAGCTGAACCGTGTTACCAAGCTCGGCGAAGGCGGCATATCCTCCGCTGACAGCGTTACAGACGAGGCGCGCAACGTTAATCCGGGCCAGCTAGGGTTCCTGGATCCGATCATGGGACCTGAGTGCTATGACGGCGAGACAGAGGTTATGACCGCGCGAGGATGGACACGGTGGCCTGATGTTAATCCAGGCGACAAGTTCCTGTGTCTTATTGACGGCGAGCACGACTACTGCGACCCTGTACGCCTGGTATCGTCAAAGTACAACGGTTTCATGGTGTCGGTCATGGGCGCAGGTATCGACTTGCGTATAACCCCCGGCCACAGGTGCTACATACGACCCGTAGGGATAGCCGGGTTCGACTTTGTACAAGCCTACGCGCTGGAGTGTGAAGATACAGCGCCTTGCGAGTGGCTGTGCAGTGACGACGAGGGCTGTGTCGACGCACCGGTTACGCTCACGCGTCTGAACTACGGCAGCGAGAAGTATACCGGTACCGTGTATTGCGCCACTGTACCCGGTAGCCTGTTGCTTGTCCGCCGTAACGGAAGCAGACCGGTGTGGTCCGGCAACAGCGAGGCTATCGGTGTTGATACGCGCGTAGCCTACAAGACTTTCAAGGGGCGCGACAAGAAGCTGTACGGCGAGTTTCTTGATAAAGCCGGCAAGCCTGTTTTCATGACGCCTGGTGACGTGGCCGGCAAGACGATAGCATTCCCGGGACAGATGGCGACGCCCGGTGACATGGCGGTGGCGTCAGTCAACGGGGAAATCAAGGAAGTGCCCAAGGATAGCGTCGATATCTCTGTGCCGTCGTTTGCTCACATGATGAGCGCCAACGTCAATCTCAACCCGATGCCCACCGCGCTGCAGGCCGCCCGGCAGTTCTACGGCGCGAAGTTCTGGGGCCAGTACATGCCGCAGACCCATGGCGAGGCGCCGCTGGTCGCATCGAAGATGCCGGACTCGGATCTGTCTACCGGACAGTATTACGGGCGCCGTATCGGCGCGCTTACAACCAACGAGCCAGGCACGGTGACGCGCGTGACCGGCGACAAGGTCGTTGTCACGACAGAGTCGGGCGAGAAGAAGGAATACGATCTCGTTAAGGACTTCGCGTTTAATCGCATGACTGGCGTGTCGTACCGCTCCGCCGTCGAGAAAGGCCAGAAGCTGGCTGTCGGCGACGTCGTGGCGCGATCTAATTTCATTGACGACACAGACGAGATCCGGCTTGGCAAGAATCTGAATGTGGCGGTGATCCCGTATAGGGGTCACGGGATAGAAGATGGTGTAGTGATCTCGGAGTCCGCCGCGCGCAAGATGGCCACTGACCGGCTATTCGGATTCGATAAGGAAGCACGCAACGGCGTCAAGCTGGGCCGCAACAAGTACGCCTCGCTGTTCCCGGACCGGTTCTCTCAAACGCAGCTCGCTAATCTCGACGACGACGGCATTGTCAAGCCAGGTACTATCCTGAAAAAGGGCGACCCGATCGTGCTGGCGACAGGGCCGAAGCTATTGACGGCAGAGGATGTCCAGCTAGGCAAGTTGCACAAGGCGCTTCGCAATGCGCACAAGGACATGGCCGAGACGTGGGAGCACGACTACGAAGGCCGCGTCACTGACGCTGTCCGGACCCGGTCCGGGGCCAAAGTCAACGTGGCCGCGTCCGTGCCTATGCAGGTTGCCGATAAGACCAGTTCACGGCAAGGCTTAAAAGGTGTTATCGCGTGCTACGACGACAAGACCGAGGTGTTCACAGATCACGGCTGGGTGCCGTGGACTAAGCTCACGATGGAGTACCGCTTGGCCTGTCTGATTGAAGGCAGGGCGTGCTTCCGTTACCCCGAGAAGCTGGTAGCCTACGACTACGAGGGAGAAATGATACATGCCGAGCACGAACAGCTTGACTACTGCGTGACTCCAGAACACCGGATGTGGTGCCGTATCGAGCCCTATAGGGGGTGTGAGGCGGAGTACCGCGTACGTACCGCGGATGATGTCTACGGTAAATCGGTTGCCCACCTGTGTGCTGCCGAATATGACTGGGACCCGTCCTTAGGGCCGGAGTTCGACCTACGGGGTTACGTGGACTACGACCCGGACCGCGAGCGTAAGAAGTCAGAGGTATTGTTTGACATCGTGGATGTCGGTGCCTTCCTTGGGTGGTACATCGCCGAGGGTAACGTGGCGTCTTACGAGGGACACGGTACAGGCCGTGGCGGGAACCATGTAACGAGCTATAAGATACAGCTAGGTCAATCTAAGTCCGCCAACCCGGGCAAGTGCGACGAGATTGCCGCGTTACTGACCAGGATGGGTTTCGGGTGGCTGTATCATGGTAGCCAGTTTACGTTCAGCAGTAAGCCCTGGCACATGCTCTTATCGCCCATGGGACTCTGCAAACAGAAGCGGATTCCGGGGTGGGCGTGGGGTATGCCGCGTCCGGCGCTGGAAGCTATGTTTCGGGCTTTGATTGACGGGGATGGTAACAGGTCGCGTAGGCGTACTGTGCGCGACAGCCTAAGCTACACGAGTACGTCTTACGGCCTATGCGAGGATGTGGAGCGCCTCGCGACGTTACTCGGGTATAATGCTAAGATATCCCGGCACGCGCCTAATGGTTATGCTACGCAGTGGTTTGTGGCGTGCAAGGCGTCCTGCGAGTTGGGACAGACTAGCGCGCGCTTTGTACGCGAGCCCTACAGGGGCACTGTGTATTGCGCACAGGTGCCTGGCGGTCTTGTCTACGTACGCCGGGGAAAGCGCCCTATGTGGTGCGGGAATAGTATCATCCCGGACGACAAGATGCCGCGTAATGCCGCTACCGACGAGCCGTATGACGTTCTGCTTAACCCGATGACTATTCTCAGCCGTGTCGCCGCCGCCGCCCTCATCGAGATGCAGCTCGGCAAAGTAGCCGCCAAGACCGGTAAGCGGTTTGTGCTGCCGCAAGAGGCTCCGGAGGAAGGCTGGAACGCCTGGGCGCTGCAGCAACTCAAGGACGCCAAAGTCGACGAGAAGGATGCTGTGTTTGATCCGGGGCTCGGCCGCGCGCTGCGTAAGCCGGTCGCCACAGGCAAGCTGTACATGTCAGCGTTCCACCATCTGGCTGAGAAGAAGCTGTCTGCCCGCGGCGGGTTTGAAGGCGGATTCACGCAAGACGAGTTGCCAGCCAAGGGCGGCGGCGACGCCGCGCAGGCCAAACGCATGAGCGGCATGGATCAGCTGCAGATGCTCAGCCACGGTGCCAAGGACGTCATGCGCGACGCGCTCGCCATACGGGGCGCCAAGAACGAGAACTACTTCAAGGCATTGCGTCTTGGCGTGCCGTTGCCGGAACCCGAGACACCATTCATCTACGATAAGTTCATGTCGCTGCTCAAGGCCGGCGGTATGAACATAGAGCAGAAGGGACACATACTAAGCCTGCTCCCGATGACGGATAATGATGTCGACAGCTTGTCTCGCGGACCCATACGTAGCGCGGCTATGCTCGACCGCAACATGATGCCGATTCCGGGCGGCTTGTTCGACCCGGGTCGCACCGGTGGCGCCGCCGGCAAAAACTGGTCGCACATCGAGTTGTCCGAACCGCTGCCGAACCCTGTGTTCGAGGAGCCGATACGACGGCTGCTCGGGCTGCGTGTAAAAGACTATGGGGATGTCATTGCCGGCCGCCAGGAGTTAAACGGCGCTACAGGTGGCGCGGCTATACGTGACGCGCTGGCGTCGATCGATATAGACGGAGAGATAGACAGGCAGAGAGCATTGGCCAAGTCACAGCGTGGCGCGAACCGTGATAACGCTATCAAGGCGTTAGGCTACCTCGCGTCTGCCAGGAAGACCGGCGTCAACCCGGCTAGCTGGGTAATGACCAAGGTGCCTGTATTGCCACCTGTTTTCCGCCCGGTCAGTAAAGCCGGTGATACGACGATAACAGCGGACTTGAACGACCTGTACCGCGACATGATCGAGGTAAACAACGCGATCCCGGCGCTGCGGAAAGATTTGCCCGATAGCGCTATCGCCGATGAGCGCGAGGCACTTTACAGCTCTCTGAAGGCCGTCATAGGTCTAGGCGACTCTATAACCCCGGAAGGTCGGTCGATGCGGCTCAAGGGCGCGATACGCCAGGTAGTCGGCGACAACCCCAAGCGCGGGCTCATGCAGTCCAAGGTGCTTAGCAAGCCGGTCGGCATGGTCGGTCGCGGCGTCATCTCGCCCGACCCTACTCTCGATATGGACCAGGTCGGCATACCCGAGGACGGCGCGTGGAAAGTGTACAAGGATTTGGTCATCCGGCGGCTGGTGAAGAGCAACTACCCGGTACACAAGGCGCTCGAGATGATCGAACGCCGGGAGCCGCAGGCGAAGAGCGCGCTGCTCGACGAGATGGCGGCACGTCCGGTTATCATGGACCGCGCACCGACGTGGCACAAGTTCAACCTTATGGCGTTCCGGCCTGTGCTTACCGAAGGCCACTCGATCAAGATGCCACCGTTACCGCTTAAGGGCTTTACCGCGGATTTCGATGGAAATTGCTTAGATTTCGACACGGAAATTTATCTTGCAATATCAAAGTCTGCCTTGTATAGTACTCCTGAAGGTCGGGAATGGTTCTCGACTTTTCAACAGGAGAACACAGCTATGGCAACAGGTAACGAGACTGGCACTATTCGGGTAAATGACCGTACAGAGCACGTCATAAAGATCGGTAAATTCCCGAGAGTCAGACAACCTGTAAAGGATCGCAATGGGGCCGACGTTTACGCGGTGCCACCTGGCGTTTCTGTATTGAGTTACGATCACGTATCTGGCCGGTCGTGCTGGCTGCCGGTAGACAGGTTCACAGAGGAACACGGCTGCCCGTGTGTCGAGGTCACAGCCGGGCGTAGCCGCAAGGCTGTAATAAGCGACAACGAAAGCCTAGCCGTGTTTGATCCGGCTACGGGTAACCTGGTAAAGCGTGCTCCGCGCGAGGCGCTGGGTTGCGCAGTGCCGGTAGTGTGGAAAGATGCTACTTACGGCGACGAGTTCGATTCGGATATCGGCTGGTGGTACGGCGTGCTGGTTGGCGATGGCTGGGTGCGGGATAACATGGTAGGCTACTCGAAGCTGGACGACGGTTGTCGCGCACGGTTTGAGAAGCTTGCCCGAAGCAAGATTCACGAGAACTTCACTTGCCACGAGTACCGCGATCAGGCGGGAGAGAACAAGCCCAAGTACGGCAAGTCTGTCAAAATACATTTAAACGGAAAAGACTTGCCTAGTCGCGTGTTCAATATCTACGACGGCGGTAAAGGTGCGCTGTACAAGAAGCTGCCTGACGAGCTTTTGTCGCGCGGTTCTGAACAGTGCCTGCTTGGTTTGTTCATGGGTTTGCTTGATGGCGATTCGAGCGTGACGTGGAATACGACGCTGGCCAGGCCCCGTCTTGCGCTGCGGTTCAATACGTCAAGCCCTGCGCTGGTGCGTACGTACGGGACGCTGTTCCGCAAGCTCGGTATACGCTACTCGGTGACAACTACGCCGGCTAAAGGCACAAGCGCCGAGTCGTACGTTGTGTGTCCGAGTGTCATCGACACCTACGTGCTCCTAAAGTCGACCGACCTTCGGCCTGTACGTGCAAATGTGGTTGAAGTTCTGGACGCGTTCATGGCTGTGGGGCCTGGCGCGGATGACAAGGATCTGATCCCCGTTGAACGCGCCTTTGCCGAGGACGTCGCGACTATCGCGTTACGCATGCAGAAGATGTCGTTATACACGATTCTTCGGCGTGCTGCGACCAAAACGCTGATTACGCGTCCGGTTGTCAACCAGGCACTTGAATTCGCCCGCGCGAACGTGCCCGACGCTGCGCACATTGAGACACTGGCTGCCCGTGCCGCGCGGAAAGACGTGTTCTGGGAAGCGATAACCGATGTCACCGACGCCGGAAAGCGTGACGTGTACGACTTCGAGGTCCCAGGAACCAAAGTGTTCGCGCTGCACAACGGCCTGGTGGTCTACGATACCATGAACTTCCACGTCCCGGTCGACGACAAGGCGGTAAAACAGGCGTACGAGAAAATGCTCCCGAGCAAGAACCTCTTCAGCCTGACTGACCTCGAATCTCCTAGACACGTACCGCAGCAGGAGCTATCACTGGGACTGTATCTTATGACACGCCCACCAAAGAAAGGTGTGCACGCCAAAGTGTTCAGGACGGCGGCGGAGGCGAAGCTCGCTTACCGGCGTGGCGAAATCGATGCAAATGACCCTGTAGAGATATTGGAGGCGTAGTTATGACACGCGAACAGACACTACAGCAGGCTTACAGTCGCGGCTTCGAAAAGGCGGCACAGGAAGCGTCAGATACCTGGCGACAGCAGGCGGCGTCACGAGACTGGTCGGGCGACTTGTCGCTGGCGAATGACTATCTTGCCCGCAAGGGCGGAGACGGGAAGCCGCTGTTTGGCGCAGGAGCCACCGGACAGCACTTTGTAAACGCGGCCAGCAACACGCTTGCGACTACCGGCAAGCATATACCGGTGCCAGTAGCCCTGGCCGCTGGACAAGTCGAGTCTAGCCTGGGTAAGTCACTCAAATCTAAAAACAACCTGTTCAACGTCGGTAACCACGACGACGGCCGTAAGCGTGATTTCAAGACCATGCAGGACGGAATCAACGCGTATTTCAGTACTGTCGCCAAGGACTACCTGCCGCAGCATAACGGAGACATGGAGGCGCTGCTGGACGCCGGCTTCAAGAACTACGCCGGCAGCCCGTACGCCTCGGCAACGAACTATGCGGACCAGGTACGAAGCCAGCGCGATTTCATAACAAACGGCACATGGCGCGCGAAGGCACCAGTCACGACGCCCAAGGCTGTCACGACGCCAGTAGCCCGCCCTGGCTTCCAGAAAGCAACGCGAGACGCGGCAATAGGCGGGCACCAGGCATACCTGAAAGAGCTGCTTAATGCGAAGCGGTTGCACGACATCGAAAGGTAGACAATCATGGACACACACTTCTACGACACAGTATGGGACCGACTCGAGCGGTGTAACCCGGCGCTGAAGCGCGCCTCGCGTATCAGCATACACCCAGACGAACTCAAACGCATAGCCAAGCGGTGCTACGACGAAGGCTGCAAACACACGCGGGAGCAGTACGGAACCAAACCAGGTGACATGCCGGACTTCATGAAAGGGCTGTTCAGATGACACGGGAAGAGATACTACAGGCAGCGTACGCACGCGGCTTCGATAAAGCCGCCGCCTACCGCCGCGGCTTCGAGAAGGCTGCCCAGCTAACCGACAACCCGTGGTACGGTAAAGGTAATCTACCCGGCGCCGACCGGGTCGAGATAAATCAGCCGTTGCGTCACCGCGTGGTGAACTTCTTCCGCCCCAACACCTACGTCCCGCGCCCAGAGGACATAACGATCCATATGTCACCCAGATTCGGCAACCCCTACCGCAGCGAGGATGTAAACCGCGTGCTTGACGAGGGCTACCATGTCAAGTCCACCCCCGCCGCGGCCATAGCCAGCCAGTACCCCGACGACGCCACATTCCGGCAGGAAGTCGCGGATGCCAACGCGTACCGCGCAACGCGTCCGGATCTTTTCGGGCCGGATCGGCATTTGCCAGGGCAGCTGACGGATAAACGTCTCTCGGCCGTGACCATGGTAACCGATAAACCCGGCAGATTACCGACGCACGCGGCACGCCGGCATGCTGCGAACCACAGTGGGGTCGGATTTTATTCGAATACCGGTCGCGCCGTGTTTATGCACCCGAATAACGCATACGCGGGTACATTTCTGCACGAGATGCGGCACGGTTTACACAACGCGCAACCACACAATCGGATGTATGACAGCGATCCCCGGTGGGGCGACAAACCCAAAGAGATGGAAGCCGAGGGCGGTAGCTACATGGCTACGGCGCGCGGTATGGGCTTCCCGCGGTCTGTCGACACCGGGAAGGCAATTGTGGGTAGCCGGGATGGCCTGGTTCCTCTGGAGCAGCAGCAGGCCTACAGCCGGGCGATGGAGGACTATAATACCGCCAACGCGGCACGCACCGCGCGCAGGGACGCTTTTTGGGAGCAGTCTAAAGAGTACGACAAGCTGCCGTTCTTTCAAAAGCTGCGTACACCTCAGCCAGAATTCCCGCATGAGCCGTTTCCGGAGATGCCGTCCCGGCCGAAACCAATACCGTACCCGGAAGGGCTCGGAAAACATCTAGACCTAACCCCCGGAAATAAACCACGGGAACAGTGGGAACGCGAGTTTGCCGATCGTTTGCCGGGCTTCGTACAGAACCAGACCCGTAACGACCAGCTCGAGGCAGCTTACGCACGCGGGTTCGAGAAGGCAGGGCAGGCATACGACGCCGTCACGCGTGCCGCGCCTAAGGTACCGCAGCCGGCACGCGCTGCTCTGGCGGCTAGTAGTGCTGCAAAACCGTACTGGGAGCGTATAGACCCGTGGAGCCCTAGATATTTTGCTTCTGACGCTGATAGGGCGCCCGGAACTGTTGGATCACGCGGAACGTTCAACCATACGCGTTTTCTTGAGGACATATACGGCGGGGAGAACAACCTGCGCAAAGAAGTAGGGGCTGCCGGAGAATACGCAAAATCACACGAGATACCTGTTGATTACAGTAGGATGTTATCCGGCTACACGCAGCCGATGGCTATGGAACACGGCGCCGGAGGTTCATACGATCCCGCTAACAACACTATAGCAATTCCGGGAACTGGTCACACCCCAAGTCCAGCCGAGTTCAGCATGAGGCCACGCGACGGAATTGCCGAAGAAGGACACAACAGCGAGCGTAGTCAGCAGCAAACGGCCGGGCACGAGCTGGCTCACGCTATGTACGACCCTATTAAAAGTCCTCGCTTGTATTATCGTCCTCGCGGAGGGCTTGCTCGCTGGGTCTCGGATCAGTATAGCGACGTACTATCAACTAACCCCGAGGCGTATGCGAGACTAAGCGAGCTGTATGACCAGTACAAAGGCCACCCGCAAGTAGCGATGCCAGAACGTATACCTGCTCATGCTGCGAAGAATCGCTCGGCCGGTGACCAAGAAGAGCTACATGCTAAAGAGTTTGGTAGGCTTCAGGAGCTGAACGCTTACATAACACCTGGAAGTTCTCCGTCACACCAGCTTGGAGGTTCGACATACCCGGAAAAAGAGCCAGCTGAATTCACACCCGCTGCGTCGGCGCTACAACATTATGCGTACAACATAACCGGCCAGCGTATAACGTCCCCAGAACAGTACGCGGAGTTTATTGCAGGTCTGGAATCGCCGGAACGGTTTAAGCAATTACCGTCAGAAGTCCAGCGGCTAGTTACATACCGTAATGTTATGCGCGATCAAGATCCGTCTGGTAAACGGCTTGCGATGTTTGACTCCGTGCTGGGTCGGATGATGGGGGCAATAGTGACTAACGATAGCGTAGGGCGCAACGACCAGCTCAAGGCTGCGCAGAGCAGCTTGAAACCGGAGGTCGACCCAGTCGCCACGGCATCCGGCGCGCTTATGGTAAATGAACTTATGAGCAAGCCGCGGTACACTAAGGCAAGCGCAAAGACGCCGTGGGCGGCCCGGCATATGGCCAAGTACCAGCCGATAACCAGCGGCGCGTTAAGAAGCCGTGTTCTTCCCTTCGTCGGACGCGCTGCCGGGACGGCCAGCCTATTGGCCGAGCCGGTTGCCAGTTACGCAGGTGCAATAGCCGGAGGCGGGAACATGGCTGACGCTAGTGACGCGTTCCTTGGCGGCGTGGATAATGGCGGCCCGGAGGAGGTAGCCGGTATGTACGAGCTAGAAAAAGCCTACCGCCGCGGTTTCGAAAAAGGCGCAAGTAGCGCAACTGACGCCCTACAGGCGGGCAGGGAGGTCTACCCTAACGTTGTGCGAGGTGTGACTGCGGGCGGACTGATGGACACCGCTAAAGGCGTACTGCGACCGTTTAACTACAGAGGCGGGAGTCCGTTGTCTCCGCTGTGGAAACGCCACGAACTTGCGCACTGGTCAAAAGGTACTGGCCTCGTACCTAGCCTTTCCGAGGAGATGCGCGCCGGGTTCGCGTCTGGATCAAAGTATAATCTAGCCGGTAGTGTTAGCAGGTCCCCGATACGAGGTGTGACCGAATCGTTGTATCAAGCAGCCAGGCACCCGCACTACCTTGGTAACACGGCCAGCGGTAGAGCGCTTGCTTCGAAGCCTGTGCAGGCGTTGGCAAGCGGTGTCCGCGGGGCCGGAAACGCGCTAGGAAATATACACGCGGGCCTTCGCATGTACGCCGGACAGGCGAAAAATATCGCCAAGCAGGTCGTACCCTATGCCGCCGCAGGCGCGGCCAAGACCTACGGGACTGCGGCGCTCACCGCTGCCAAGCCGGTCGCCGCAGCCGCCGGTAAATTTGTAGCCCTGCCTGCGGCAGCCGCCGCAACCGGAGCAGGTATCGGCTACGGCGCACGCCGTTTATCGAACCACCTTAGCGGCGGCCTGTACGACAAAGGCATGAACGCAGCCGGTGGCTGGCTGGCGGACCAGAGGAATGATCTGGAAGCCCCGGCCCTGTTGAATGCCCCCGCCATCGGCACGGCGCTGGACGCGGTGCGGGCCGAGGGTCAGGCGCGGCTGGTGCGGATGTCCGGCTCGGGCGCCACGGTGTTTGGCCTTTACGAGGATGCGGCCGCCGCAGCCCGGGCGGCAGAGGCGCTGGCCGGCGCAAATCCCCACTGGTGGGTACGGCAGGCGCATCTCGGCTGATTTTCGCCACACCCCTGCCGCGTGAGGGGCCATTTCGGGGCATTTGCCGCCAAGCTGAAACCCCATCCAACATGAATGGATTGTCATGCTCGAGAGGTCACTCTTGTGGAGTCTCACGTCGGTCCCTCCCTGAATCGGCGTAACCGAACAATGGAGTTTGCCATGTTGAAGACAGCCATGATGTCGGCGGTTGCCACCGTCGCCCTGACCGCCGCCGGGCCGGCCCTGGCCCAGGAAACCACGCCGCCCACGACCCCGCCTGCCCAGACGATGCAGGCGACGCCGCAGGAGGCCGCTCAGGCTCCGTCTGTGACCGAGGTACTGCAGGCCGACGGACGCTTCACGATCCTGCTGGCCGCGCTGGAACAGGCCGAGCTGACCAGCGTCCTGGAAGACCAGGCCGCCGTGTCGATCTTTGCCCCCACCGATGACGCCTTTGCCGCCCTGCCCGAGGCGGACCGGGCGCGACTGATGGACCCGGCCAATATCGTCGAGCTGCGCGAGCTGCTGCTGTATCATGTGATCGCGGCCGATGTGGCCTCTGAACAGATCGTGGGGATGCGCGGGGGCGTTCCGACCGCTGCCGGCGCCGAGGTCCAGTTCGACGGCACCGGGGATGCCATCCGCGTCGATGCGGCCACGGTGGTCGAGGGCGATATCCAGACCGCCAATGGCGCCGTCTTTGCCATTGATGCCGTTCTGAACCCGGCAACGTCCCAGGCCGCCATGGGCGACGCGGAAGCGGTCCAGCCGACCGAACCGGTCGAGTCGACGCCGCCGACCCTTCCGGAAGACCCGGTCGATGAGGCGATGGAGCCGAATGCCCCCCTGCCGACGACTCCGGAATAGGCCCCGCCGTCGGATCGATGAATGGCCCTGGCGTTGTCCGGGGCCATTTGCGTTTGCCGCTTA